AGCACTATACTCAGCAGTATGTTGTTTTAAAAATACCACAGTATTTTGAAACCTTTTATTAAACATATAAGGCTCAACAATATTGTTTACTCTCACAAACAATTCTGGATCAGTAATTAAGAAGTTTAAATACATCTCTTGTATTTCTTCTGTGTAGTTCTCTATATTATCCATTTATTCTTTTAAACTCCCTAGTAAGTTCTGCCGCAATTATTTGATGACCTTTTGGTGTTGGATGTAATGTATCATCTATATCATCTCTTACCATAAAAGATAATGGTCTTTTTGTCCAATTGTTTAAATTTAATTGGCTTGCCAATATCTTTTCATAATCAGTTTCTACACCAGCCTTGTTAATCATAAGCGGTAAATGACTAGTAGCATTCATAGATGTAAACATATACGGTATACATTTATTTTCTAAATACGTTTGTAAAACTAACAGTTGTTGAAAGTATTTTACAACATAATCTGTTTCACTGTATTGCCAAAAGTAATCATCTGTTGCTGACTTTGTTACTTTATCTATTGTATTTAACTCTGACTCAGTGTATTCTACATTTTTATCGAAATGCATTGCATACATAATTTTATCTGTATATGCTTTATCAGTAGTTTGTAATTTATCTGTAGGGTCTATTAATTCAAAATAGTTACACAGATTCCCCCATTCTCCTAATGGTTCAAAGTATACCTCCTTTCTATGCATTGCTGTCCATTGTATTATAACTGCATCAACAGGATTATTGTCTATAAACTCTATAGCCCGCCTAAGAATTTTATCATTACTATTACCACCTACTGCTAAATTTGTAATTGAATAATCTGGTATTCTAGATGTTAGTTTATTGGGCCATACATAATTAGGTTGTGGATTCAAATTACCATTCTTGTCATGAATGTCTTCATGTCCTCCACTCCAACTGCATCCGTTTATTAGTAATGTTTTTTTCATAACATTTTTGCCTTTACTTGATTCTTAATCTTATTGCTACTTGCATGTTTTACAATACTTGCAAGTGTAAGAAGTCTACCATACTTACTAACAGCATCAGCGGCATCTTTGCATTCTGCACTCCAAGGTGGAAAACTTATTTCCCATCCTAATTCAATTGCTTTTTCAATAAGTTCTTTACCTGCTTCATCTCTATCAGGACAAAGTATAACACGTTTATTTAGTTTGTCAATGAGGTGAGCCTGTTCTGCTGTAACGCCATTTCCTAATACACTAATACCATCTATGAGTATAGCATCAAATACACCTTCAACAACCACAACAAAGTCTCTGTCGCTGTCAACAAACTTGTCTATGTTAAACACATATCCACTTTGCATGTTTAACAAATACTTTGCAGTTTCTTTGTTAGGTGGGTTTACATGTCTGCCAGTCCAACCAACTAATTGATTGTTATACATAAAAGGAATGGTTAGCCTGGCATTGTACATGCTATTGTTAATATGCAACAAAGGAAAGTTTCCTAATAGTCCACGTTCTATTGCATACTGTTTAACTTTATGGTCGTCTGGTAAATCTTCTACTAAAGTAGTTTCGTCTGGTAAGGTATGTGTTTTAAAACTAGCCGCTGTATAAACATAATCGCTAGTTTCTTCTATTTCTAGTTCTTCACTATGTTTCATTAAGTCTAATACAACTTTGTGTATATCAGTAACTGGTACACCTAACGTTTCACATAACTTTTTGTACTTACCACCTAGTTTAGGACTTGGAGCCCAGCCTGTTGTAAATCCACAGTTAAAACAATGATAACTTATTTTAGCATTGCTTTGTATTACACCACCACGTTTTCTTTTATCACTGCACATTGGACAATTGAATGTAGTCCAGCCACTAGGAGTTTTGCCATTATTTAACGGCAAATTGTCCATAAGTAATCGATGTACGTTGTCTACGAGTTCATGATGATGCATAACAAAACTATTATAACACCATTCTGTGTAAAGTCAACTAATTTCTTAATAAAACTTTATCAAAAGATCCGGAGGTTTTAGCAAATTTAACTCTAACCCAATTGGTGTTGACTGTGAAATTATAAGCATCTATTCCACTAAATGCTGTAGTGAAAGGAACAATTGATTGTCCAGAATCACCTTGAACGTTAATGTCATACCAATCACTATCCTGTGTTGGTGTACTAGATAAAGCAGAACCTTGTATAGTAACATTACCCACAAAGTCAGTCATATACATACCAATGGTATGTTGACTGTGTTTGAAGTTTTGGTCTTGATTACCGTACATTGCACTTGTAACAAAAACATTAGACCCTTGGTCTTGGAATGTTGTTTGTGTTTGCGTTGGAATTGGATCGTACTCTAGTTGACTTCTAATTTCTAAGTCTGTAATAATTCTGTCGTTTTGGTTTGCATACAAAGGACTTTGTGTTACACCACTATCACTACTTTCACTAATACTAATTTGATATAACCCTGGGCTCAAATCTGCTAAATCACCAGGTACAAAACTAAGTTTTGCTTCTCCGGTTGTTCCGCTATTAATTAATTCAAGTTGTTTGAATATAACTCTTTTATTTGTATTTGGGTTTATAACACTAGCATATAGTGTCTTGGTTGATAAGTTTTGTAAAACTCTGTCTCTATTTCTCACAAAAAAGTTCAATTGAGAATCGAACCCTTTATGTACTGTTAGTTTATTTTGATTCATTGGTCTATTGTCCACTGTTATTCCATCAGACGTTAATACTAAGTCTACTGACGGGTTTCCTAAAATGTATAATGTATTTGTACTTCCATACGACATATTTTATCTTCCATTTAATATATGTATTTATCTTAGTTACTTATAAATATGTTTGATGACTAAACACACAGATTTACAAGAAAAATTCCCATTCCTTACAGGTTTAGAGTTCAATAATGTCGAATATGTCGGAATTGTACAAAATAGAGACGGTCAAATCATAAGTTTTTACGATATTGAAAAATGTAGAAATAACAAAGAACGTAAATTAATGTTAGAACATGCAGATTTATGGTGGTGGGAATCAAACCGTATGCTACCTATCGATGTATTCCTATTTCATGAGATGCAAGAATTTAATCATTGTTTAAGAACGTTTATGAATAAAGAGACTGAGATATTATTTGGACCTGTTACAAGTATGCAGAATATTCTTAAGAAGAGAATTAAAAGACGCAGTATTCAGTTAGTTAAGAAAGTTCCTAACGAGTAGTTCCTGCTTGTTCCACAATTAGATTTAACTGTACAACAATTAATGTTGCATACCCTATTGCATGGCTTCTTTTAAAGAAATAATCCTCTGTTTTTTGCCACACTTCTTTCTCAATTACTTCCCAAGTATTTCCTACCAAATGTCTTTTACCTGGTCTTATTAATGCAAGTATCATTGCTAACTGTTCTATACTTGTAGGCATGTGTTGTTTTACAATTTCATAATGATTGCTAATATGAAATAACTGTTCTACCAACTCTTTGTGTCCAAACAACTCCCACATTGGTTCTGTGTTTAGCAGTTTATCTAGATGTGCTTCATCTTTTATTTGTTCATACACATGGTTATTTAGAAAGTCAACTTTAAAGTAACCTAATTCTTCTGCTTCTTTGTGGTCTATTGTGCTGTAACCTTCTAAAGGAAAGTTTGGAATAGGTTGAAAGTAGACACCTGTGTTGTGCTTTGTAAATTCGCCATCACGTTTAATACTAGCAGGAATAACATCAACAAGTTCTAAGAACTTATCTCTATTTGCCATATCAATGTCTACATCAAAATTTATTTTCATCTATAACTGCCTATTAGGTCAGGACCGTCTGTGATAAACTCTAATCCTGCCATACTACCAACATATATCTTATGTTTAGTATCATACTGTAAGTTTACTTTAACAGTATTCATGTAAACTGTCAAGAAACTTTCTGGTTTAAAGTCACCTGTTTCTACTTTTAATGTTTTACCATTATCTGTGCATTCTACAATACACTCTTTTGCATATGATTCATTCATTTATTTTCCTATTTTCATTTTATCTAACATTTTCTTAGAATCAAACATCGCTTTAAGTGGATTGTCGTCATCTAATTCTTTTAATACATCTATTAGTGTTACTAAATCTTTCAATGTATCTTGACTAAGTGTAACATCACCGACTTGTAGTGTTTGGCTACTATTTAGAAAGTCTGTGTTTATAGTTAAGTTATCATCAGTACCTGTTAATGTAAATGTATCTGCTGATGTATCTGATGAAATTGTAATAGTATCCGGCATACCTACACCGCCACTTAAAACTGTTGTATAAAAATCTTCTGATTCGTAATTAGTCATTGTTAAAAACCTCATTTGCTAGTGGAAAAATCTTACTAATAACATCGGCACATGCTTTTGCAATTTCGATGTGTTCTAATTGTGTACCATTTGCACCTCTCAACTCAATGTAATGTACCCAACTTCTTAATGTACCATTAACATACAGTCTACTAACTGTATTGCCTTCTGGTAATACTGCTCTTGCTTGTTCTTTAGCAATCCCATTTTCTATAGCCCAGCCATATGCCTCGTTGGCAACTCTGATAACTTTCTTTTGTTCTTCATTCCATTTAGCAATAAGTTCATAATCATCTGCTGTTGCTGGAATACTGTTTTGCCTATTTTTTGGATCTTGGAATCTTGCTTCTCTAACTTCAAAGTCTAAACTTTTAGTTGGGTCTGCATAACGTTGACTAAACTCTTGGAAACTAAAACTTCTATGTCTTAGAATCTGTCTAGCAATGTCTCTGGTTGTTTCTATTTCTAAACATACACTAACCATTTCTAATGGTGACCAATGTTTATGTTTCATTAGATACTTAATAAGTTTTTCACTGGTCTCACTATTCATTTGACCTTCTGGATTACTTACTCTGGCACAAAATGCCACAAGTTCTGTAGCACTCGCACTATCTATAATGTGACTGCCGTCTGACTTACTATAACTAATTAAATTTACGTTCATATATTTGCGTCCTTACACGTTTGTTTTATTTGCTTTACTTCTTCTTTAGATGCTGTAAACAGTTTCATCCAAAATGGAGGATCAATCATTTCCTCAATTAACTTTACTTGTTCATCGTTAAATCTTTCTAACAGTTTGTTGCCTGTATTACTTAGATAAATTACCCACGGACTAATTTTAGCCGACCTAATATCGTGAACTGCTCTACTAGGACTTACTGTTGTAAAATAATCTTGCCATTTCTCATCTGATTCTTCACTCCATTTTGCAAGATATACTATTGTTCGTTCTAATGCTCTAAGACCTGGTTCTTTTCTACAGTACTCTTTAACAAACTTATCATACTGTCTATCTGATGTCCATTGTTTTAGTTTAATGCCATTCTTGATTAACCATTCTGTAAACTTTTCTGGTTCTAACCATTCATTCACTGTACAACTTCTACCAAATTTAACAAAGGCTTCATAGTATTGACTCATAATAAAGTCTTCCATGGTCTTAGGCTTTGTTGCACTAGTATTAATATCATAAAACATTTGAAATGCTCTGTGACCTAAACGTATATGGCTCATATCTTTATCTGCCCAACGTCTTTTCTTTACACACATATGGGCCGCAAGTGTAGATTCACTACGAAACTCTTTGTTGCACCATTTACATTTCATTTAATTATCTCTTTAATCTCTTTATCTGTATAAGCATGAGCTTGAAAAAACTTTTTAAGTTCATCTTTATCATTTATACTTAACAATAAGTCTATTTCTTCTTGACTAATATGTGGATATATCTTTGCAATAGCATCCGACACCTTATTCTTTTTTCTTTTACTGTTAGGTGGTTTTATGTAAGGGTGATGTTGTACCTTACCACTACCAACTGCTGTCATAAGTAACCATTGTAGTTCAGGGTGTTTGCTTATATCACTAAACTTGTGATTAACTAATTCATTTACCATCCAAATATAGTTTGGTGCTTCTCCGCCTTGCACACTACTAGCATACCTCATCATCATCCAGGCACTAAATGCCTTCTTTTGTTCAGCAGTAAGATTATTATACCAGCCACGGTCTTTTTTATCTATGGCTTTCATAACTTCTGCTAAAGGTATTTGAGGTTTCTTAGCCATTCCTTGGGTCCTGCTGTTGGGTGATCCACTCTTTAATTCGCTTTTCCTGTTCTTTAATTGTTTCTGCTTGGTCTTTTATAGTTTTCTTTTGAAACTTTAATTTATCAGTTTGATGTTGTTGTTTTTGACTCATTAAAAACCTCCTACAATCTGTTGAAATATTTTTATGTAATGTTCTTCGCCATCTGCTACAGTTTTTGCCCAGTCATCATTTGCATTTTCATCTGCACTATCGCTAATATACTTAAAACATCTAAAGTTTACATCTGCTTGTTTACATGCTTTTGCTATTGCATAGGCTTCCATATCTACAACGTCTGATATAACTTCTTCTTTTGTAAAGTCGCTTACAAAATTATCTCCTGTACTACAACACATATCTTCTATATCACCATTTAATAAAACAACACCTTTCTCAAAAGGTGTTTGCCCTGTAGCAAAACCTAGTTCACAACACTTCATATCACGTTGTACAAAGTTTTTAATTTCATGTATTCCAGATGTTACACTAACACCGCCTGCTGTACCAAAATTGAATACAGTTTCTGGTTTATATCGTTCTATTAGTTTACCAGCAGTAATACCTGCATTGACTTTACCAACACCTGTAAAAAATACATTATCCCAATCTGCCATCTTAGGTGCTTCTTGTTCTAAAGCAATCAATATAATATTACGCATCATATTCTACCACACTATAACTATCTATTCCACAATACTCCTTTAGTTTAGCAGTTCCTTGTAGGAAAGTCAAGTCAATTACACAGGCATATTTCATATCCATTACTTTAAACTCCTGTAAGAGCTCAAATATAGCACTTGCAGTTCCACCCGTAGCACTTACATCATCTATGATACAAACGTTGCTGTCTGGCCCTAATTTTGCGTCCTGCTTTATGTTTAAGTTTGTTTCTGCGTACTCATATGTAAAGTGATGTGTATGCAAAGGCCCTGGAAGTTTGCCTGGCTTCCGAACTATGTGTAAAGGTATTTCCATATCTAATGCCACTGGAGCACCCCATAAAAATCCTCTGGCATCTGGTGCCACAATATCTGTAATTTTATTACGCATACAAAAGTCTGTTAGTTTAGTAACAGTATACTGAAATGCTTTTGGATTTTCTAAAATACTTGTAACGTCTTTGTATTGTATTCCTTTAACAGGAAAGTCAGGTACAGTTTTTATTACTTTTTTAAGATCCATTCTCAAGTTCCCATTCTAAGTTTTCAGCATGTTCTTCCCAATACTCAGATAAGTCGCCATCTTCAGGATCAATATATTCATCTCTCCATTTGTCTGTAATCCAACCAACTGCGGCTTCGTAACTTTTGCCCGTTGTATCATTGTAGTCATAGTCTGCTTCTAATAGATTTTTATCGTACCAAAGGTCTTCTACAAAATCGCCTAAATGTGTTTCTACAATACTGAATACTAATTTATTAGGATCAAAAGGTTCGTCAGATTCTACAAACCAAGTTGCAAATCCACCTTTTTCTGAACTATGAAATAACATCACAGGAGTACATCCTTCTGAATCAGCATTTATGTCTGTGCTAATATATGCACCTTCTCTGCCTTTTAGTGTATGTCCTTCAACTTCCATTTCATTTTCATCATATGCATATTTGTCATCTTCATTAGTTATATCACTTACAAAGAATCCGCCATCTGCATAAGCGGCATTGATATGTTCTATATCATCTACTCCATACCAACCTTCTATTTCATTAGTGTCTTCAAAAATATCAGGAGAGTCGGAATCAAGATCCTCGTCATCGTCCCATTCACTTAGTGCAAGTACATGTGGTATGAAAGTTTCATATGTACCTTCCTCTTCGATTATAGGTGCCCAATATTTAACGAACTCTTCTGATACTGAGCCAACTGCAAGTTCGCCGCCATATCTTCCGCCTTCAATTCTATACTTAAATTTTGCCATATTTTTTCTCCAGTTTAATCTAACAAATTTCCAATATCAATCTCTTGTGGTATTTTGTTTGCTTCTTTAACAAACATTGCACACGCAGGATTGCTAGTGTTCTCTAAGGGTGCTAACAACATGTGTCCATTCTTTAATTTTGGAAAGAACCATTTTACATCTTGAAAGATATTTGTAATCTTAACTTCATGTGCTTCTAGTAATTTTCCACTTAATGGATTTAAGGTTGCTGTTAGGAACCCTCTATTATTTAAACTGGTAAGTGGTAATACTTCTATTCCACTCAAATCTTCATCTGTAATTGCAATACTCCAATCCATTGGCATTTGGATATTGTAGTCGCCTATCTGCAAACATATTGCAGGAGCATAAAAACTCTCCAAAAAGATTAAAGGTAAAAAATAGTAATCCATCCATTCAGGATCACTGGTATCAAATACACCAAATCTTATATCATCTATTTCATCTGGTACATTATCTATTTCATATACGGTATTATCTACTGTTAATATTTTCATTTATACTCCACTTTAGTAACTTGAAAAGGGAATCCTTGTTCTTTATAGAATGCTTTTCGTTTGGTTAAATGTCGCTTACTATATTTTAGATTACTTGTGATGTCGACCACATTCAAATAATCCTTATCTTCTGCTTTACGGATTCCTCTACCGATACTTTGTATAACTCTTACAAAACTTTTACCTGGCTCTAAAAGAACTAAGTTAAAAATTCTTGGTATGTTAATACCGACCGCCGCAACACCGTAAGTTGCGACTATTACTTTATTATCCATCTCAGATACTTGGGCATATTCTGTTTGCCTATCTTTGACTTTCATATCTCCACTAATAAATACCCAGTCTGGATTCTTTTCCATTAAAAGTTCACCAGTTGCTATTCTATCTATTAGAACAAGTGTATTACCAGAACCACTTAGTCCTTTAATAATATCACTTATGTGACTTACTCTGCCGTCGTCTGTTACAAGCCATTTTAATTCTTGTGCATAGTTGTTAAACCCTAACACACCATCTTGTAATTGAAATATGTTAATGTCTAACTTTGCTAACACACCTCTGTCTTGTAATTCTTTACTGCTTAAATTTCCTGTAACTGGACCTAAACAACAAGTACACCCAACTGCTTCATACTCGTCTTTTGGTATAGTGCCTGTTAGTCCCCAACGAATAGGAACATTAGCAAATACACCACCTAGTAAGTTTCTTAATACATCTGCTTTTGCTTTGTGTACTTCGTCTACCATTATACACACAACACCTTCTAGGAATTGGTCAATAGGAAAGTCTGCTTCATACTTTTTACTTTTCTTTTCTAGTATTGCTAGACTTTGCCAAGTACATATTGTATGTGTTTTATCATACTCTTTCCTATCACCAAATAATACGCCAACATCAAGACCTAAATTTTTATAGTCTCTTTCTGTTTGTACTACCAAATCTTTGTTAGGAACAATAACTACAGTACGCCCATATGGCTCACATAAATCGCTTAAGGCGGCTGTTATGAGAGTCTTACCGGCCCCTGTAGCCACTTCCTGCAAACTTTGTGGGTTTGCAATAAACTCGTTAATAACTTCAACTTGATAATCTCTAAGTATAATAGGTTCACCTTCTGCAGGATGTCCTTTGGGCCATGCTGTATTCTCATACCTTGTTTGCTCAATGGGTTGAAAATTAAACTTCCATTCATCACGTTGATCCTGTATTTCAATTTCGTAACCATCTGCTTGTACAATAGGCAATAACCTATCCAGCATGTTCATATATGTTCTACCACCAATATCACAATACCTGACACAACCATCCCATCTGCCTAGTTTATAAGCAGGCATATGATATGCATAAGGTAAGAAATATTTACAAGCATCAGAAATTTTACGTCTAGTGCTTGGTGCTAATCCAACAAACTTTACGTTTACTTCATCTCTTATTTCTAGAACACATTTAGCCATAGTTTATTATACTACCATTTCCTTTGTATTGTCAACTTAATTTCTCTACCTTGAGTACCATACCCTGGTAAAACCTCTGTGTCTTCGTCTAACACGTTATTAACATTAAGTGCTAATTGTACATTAGAATCAAATGTTTTAACATATCCCAAGTTTAATTTTTGCAAATCCTCTAATTCGTCGCCATCATAATCTCCAGGCTTTCTATCATATGCACCTGTGTAAGTAGCATTTATATTATGAGAACCAAAGTCTTGATTGTAACTTAATACTGCAACATACTTAGGCACTCTAGCCTGCTCTGTATCTGTTGCTTTTAGCATTACGCCAAATGCTCCAAATGTTTGCGAGTATCTAAACCCTTTAGTTTGGTATGCACCTGTATTAAGATATTTTGCATTGTTATAAACAGTTGTAGTTGTTGATGTAGCATTTCCTTCTTCGTCAATATCTATTGTTACAACATCTTCAGAATATCCTGGTTGGTATTCTATTGCTTGTTCAAAGTCATACATAAAAATACTTAATACACCAAATCCTAATTCATACCCAACTGCTTCTTCTGGTAGTAAATCTAAGTTAGCATCAACCCAACCATCTCCATTTAATTCGTATAAGTTTGGTCTTCTATAACTTGTACCAGCATTAAAAAAGAATTGATTCTTTTCAATACCAAATCTCATAGCATTCTGGTCTTCATTGCCAACTCTAAAACCAAAGTTATAATTTAAGGCAAACTCGGCATTAATATTTAAGTAAGCACCATAATTATCTCTTGTATGCTTTTCATTGTTTAAACTTTCATACTGTTCCTGGCTTCCGTCTACACCATATGCAATTTGCAGTTTTTGAGATAGATTAGTTTGGTCTCCTATTCTTACATAGTCTGTACTACTCTCATTAGAGTAAGACATCCAATCACCGGAATAATATTCTGATTGCTGATGAGTTCTACCTATAGTAAAGTACTCATTGTTAATAGCAACATTATACTTCTCACCGTCTTGTACACAATTATTCGTTGATGCAAAACTAGAATCATAACAATTATCATAGTCATATTCAAAGTCTGTAAACTTTGCTGTAATAGTAAAGTCCTGAACATCTACATTAAGTTTAACATTTTTATTTGAATATGCATCAACTTCTGTGTTGTCATTTCTTGCTTGATTATCTACACCTAATTCTGTGTACTGTATCCAGTTTGTTGGTGCTAAGTTTAGGTACCTATGGCTATTACTTCCTGCACCCAATGTAAATCCTTTTGTAATAGTATCTTTAATTAATACAGTTCCAGCAATACTGCTTGATCCGTATACAACACTATTAGGACCTGAGATAACTTTTATATCTTCTCCAGTTACAACATCTACTCCAAAGTTATACCATGCTGAGCCAGGCTCGTTTGCTGGTATACCATTTCTAAAGACTGTGGTGTGTATTGTTTGAGCACCACGTTCATTGTAACCTTGGAAGGCACCGTATCCACCTGCTGTCCAAGTGTATGATGGTAATACTTTTGTAATTAAATGTGTTTCTGTTAGTGGGTCTGTTTCTGTCGTTGTTACTTGTTGTGCCACTACTACAACTTCCTCTATTTCTTCTGCTTCTGCATTAAATGATATTGCCATTAATACCATAACTACAAACACAAAATATAAAGGACTAAAATTGATATGGAAATTCCAGTCAATTTTGTTCTTGCTTTTCATAAATTCTCCGGTTATGTTTTAGGTAAACCGTCCTCGGCTTACGTCTATTATAATTATACGTCTTTACTGCCAAAAGTCAAGTAAAAATGTTAATTAAATATATAAAAGGTGAAGCCCGGAGGATATCCGGGCTTCGTGGTGCTCTAGTGGGGGATGACTAACGTTGAGCACCAGGGAACCGTTAGCAATATATAATTATCTTATATCGCTCCTGACATACAAGTAGTTTTGGCTAAACTTTTCCAGTTCTCAGAATCCATTTTTCTAAGGTCTGCAATCTTAAGAACCATTCTCAAACTAATCTCCCTTAGTATGTTTTGGTTCTCAGTCATAAAGTCAATAACTTCTTTGTCGCCATCTTTACCAAACTTGTATTCTTCAAGCATACCGTCTTCAACGATTTGGTTAATTCTAAGAAACTTATCTCTCTTAGAGTTCATTGTAAGATCCAAGTAGTGACATCTTGACATAAGTGCCGCCAAGTGATCCTTAATCTTCTTAGAACGAACGTTTTCAAAATCAACGTTAGTAATAAAGATACAACCACCTTTGAATTCAAACCTATCAGGAATACCTTCTCTACGAAGTGCTTGTGATTCTGACTTCCAAGTAATAGTTCGTTTCTTACCTGAGTCCAAAGTAGCCTTAAGCATGTTCAAACATACTTCATCAAACAACACACTATCACAGTCATCAAATACAAGTATGTTACCTGCCGCTGAATTATTATATAGTGTTTGGAACAAACCAATTGGAGTAACTGAACCTTTAACAACTTCAGTCCTTGCAGGCTTACCAGCAACTTCTGTTAGCATGTCATAATCTTCTAAAACAGTTTCAACACCAAATGACTTACCAACTCCTGGAGGGCCACTTACTATCATACCACGTACTGTACCTTCTGCTACAGCATGAGTCATACGATCCAAAATATCAAAACGTTCTCTGATACGTTCAATTGCTTGAACATCAGTTTCTTCCTTTTCTTCTTTTGGAGTATTGTCTATTTTAGGCTGTTCAGCATAAACACTTGGAGTAACATACTCTAAGTCTTTTGTAGGATCTTCAATTAAAATCCTAATGCTTGAAAATTTCTCACCCATCGCTTCACTACCATCAACGGTAATAAAAGCACCTTTTTTGCCAATGTTAAGTGGCTTAATGATTGGAAATACTGTATCAACGATTTCGTTTTTACGGTAAGTACCAGTCTTAACCTTTACATAATTTAAAGTTTGTTTTGTCATAATGTCATCCCCGACGTTTATGTTGTTGTTTAAGGAACCCTTTTCCCTAACTCTTATATACTATTATACTTCTTTTTGAGTGGAAGTCAACCTTTTTACCAAAAAAAGTGGTAAAAAAGTTAATCTTTTTTGATGTTTAGCATGAACAAGCAGGTTTGTAGGCATTTTGCCTGCCATTTGGCATCATCTACAGCACTATGTAATGCTTCTTGAACGCCTTTTCTAGGGTCTACATCCATTAAACTGAATACAGTCCTGCTGTCTCTGATTTGCCAATATGCCCAATTTGTGTGGGTGTTTAGCATTTTATATAGATTCTCAATAATGACCATATCAAATTGTGGGCCTTGACACCATATTTGGTCACAGCCTACAAGCCATTTATTAAGCGATTTTGTGAATTCATCTAGTTGTATTCTGCCTTCTTCAGCAAATGCAATATCCTGAATTTCTTGTGATTGTTTGCCCCACCATTCTATTGTGTTTTGGTCAACATCTCTGCCTAGTTCTGTTTGGGCATCAATGTCTAATTTAGCATCAAAGAATGTGTGTGGTTCTTCATTGGTGTAAGGATTGAACTTTACACCACCCACACTTAATACTACTGCTTCAGGCGTTGTAGCCAAAGTTTCAATATCAATCATTGCGTGGGTGGTCATCTAATTCTCCTATACAGTTTTAGAACGTTTTGATACTTACGTTAGTATACATACGTTCAAAGGCGGCTTTTGCTTCTTTTAATGTGTATGGTTTTTCGTTCCAATCTTTGCGTTCTGTACAATTCATATTATACCAATTACAAAAATTGTGTTCAGGTGTTGCTGATTCATCGTATTCAAATATTTGCATATTTCTCTCCTAAAAGTTATATGTAATACATTATACGGATATTTGGTATGAATGTCAACCTAATTACGCATCTAATTTTCCGAAGTATTGTTTGAACAGACGTTCTTCCCAATAGTATGCTTCACGTTCCCATGGTTGATGACTGTAAGAAACCTTACTGTAATCTGCTTTTTTCCATCTCATAGTACTACCAGATAGTTCACCTGATAAAAACTGCTTTGCATGTATTAGCTCGTGCGTTAAATTAATAAGCATTTCTTCACGTGAAAAGCGATAGCCTTCAGAAGTTCTTGCAAGTTCTATATCAATGTGGTGCTTATCGCCCCAGCAATATCCTCCTGCTTGTTCTTCTAGTGCATTGTGGATTTGTACATCAACTGTGACGTTGCGTCTTAGTTTTATAGGAATAATGTTTTCTAACATTAACTCTGATACTGACTCTACAAATCGCTTATTTTTGAACTGTCCCACTATACAGACTTCAATCATATCTTGGTTTTCCACCCAGTTAGCAATAGTGCTTATAATAGCATCTTCTGTGGGTTTGTCAACCTTTTTGTAAGTTAATGATTTTGAAGGAATTAACTGATTACTATGTCTTCCATTCCGGCTGTTCTGAGCCTTGTTATGTGACCTATTTGCCATTGTTTAGTATCTAGTCCCTTCATTATACCTAGGTATTGATTCCTAAGTAGACTGTATTGATTGCAAAGGTGTGTTAGGTTAATAACACTATCTTCACTATCAACAAATTTTTCTGCGTCTCTACTACTTAGTGTCCTGTTATAGGATTCTAAATACTTTCTGAATGTTTTACTTCTTTCCTTACGAAGTTCAATATTCAAGTGTTCTAGAATTGCTTCTATTTCTTGTAATTGATTAAATCTGTGTTCTGTAATGCCAGGAAGAGAAGCACTAGATTTCTCTAGACTTCCCTTTATACTGCATTCGTACTTGGCTTCTTGTAGTTCCTTTTCATAGTAATTAATTGAATCAACAATCTTACCTAAATCTTCTACTACCGAATTATACCAACCTGCCATAACTTAATCCCATTCCTCGTCTTCGTCATCTTCGATATCGTTGCCAATATCATAGTGACCAATAACAGCGGCTTTAAGAGCTCCGTCAAATGTATGTGCTTCTTCTTCAATGCCAGACATATCACATTCTTCATCCATTACACGGACTAAATGTTCTGCGGCTTCTACTCTATCCTTCTTCTGGATATAGTTTTTCATTGATTCCCATACACTAACTAATAATTGTATCTCAGGATTCATTATTCTAACTCCTCTACATTGGGGTCGTCTACCAAAGTTTCATCATCTACTAAGTCGTCAAAGTTTTCATCTCCAACAACTGGTATTTGATTCCACTCGTCCATAACTACTTGTAAACGTTCTTCAGTCCACTGCTTTCTAAACTCTTTAATAATTTCGCCTGTAACAGGAGATGTATATTCAAGTTTATTACCAGTTTTTGTAACGATACCTTTTGCCTCAAGCAATTCTAAAATACCTGAGTAAGGATTCATTCCTGTCTCATATGGTATCTTAACTTGTACACTTTCAAACGGTTTGCTGTAACGAGTTTTCATTACTTTACATGCCGCTCTAATACCTTGTACAGTAGTAGTTTTGTTACCATCCTCATCTTCTTTAAGTTTAAGTTTCTTCATTGCAACTACAATACTTGAAGCATATACAAAACCTTGTCCGCCGGATATTTTATCATCTGGGTCAAACATATCTTGTGATGCGTATGTATGGTTAGTAGCAACAAGTCCAATTGGATGTGGTGCTAGTTGGTTAACTGTATTTCTAACTAAGGCTGTTAATGCCTTTGGCTTTCTACCCATATCACCTTTCATGTCACCTTTTTCAAATTGTGCAACATCAGTTGGTGTTAATAACATACCCAAACTGTCTACTACAAATAGCATTTTAGGTTGTTCATCGTATGGTAAGTCACCATAGTTAGTTTTATAGTCTTTTACAAATTCACTGATTGTTTTAGCAACGTCATCAATCATGCTAACACTAATTTTGAGAAGTTTCTCAGGACTAGTGTCTACATCTAATGCTTGTAGCCAATCTTCATCGAGTGCATTTTCACTGTCAAATAATACAACTTGACAGCCTTGGTCTTGTGCGTTTTTAACTAAATTGCCTGAACAGATAAAACTCTTACCTGAACCAGATTCTCCTGCAAATACACTTACCTTACCAAGTGGGACTCCTTTATGGAAGTCCCCACTTATTAAGTAATTTAAAGTGTAGTTACCAGTTGATATCCAATCCTGAGGGTCATGAAAGCCTGCACTGATACCAGTGATGCCTTTAGTTATGCCCGTCCTGAATTTAGTTAGGTCAAATGGTTTCTGCATTATCTTCTCCTAGGATCTGTTACGAATCATATTTAAAATATCATCCGCACTAGGCTTATCACCATTTGCTTCTGCTGTTGCAGGAGCAGGTGCAGTTGCTTCAGCCACAGGTTCAGCCGTTGCAGGAGCAGGTGTTTCTGCTACTGGTTCAGTTGTTACTGTTGGTGCTGGAGTTTCTACTACCGGAGCCGCTTGTGCTGGTGCTGATGTTGTAGGTTTTGCTGAAGCATTTGCAGGAACATCTACGCCATAAGGCTTGTAGAAGTTACCCCAACGTTCAACATCATACAACTCACCATCAACTGATGCTTGGAACATTTCGCTAATTGCGTTAAGTTCATCTTGCCCAGGTCTTTTTGGTAAAAAGTCTGATAATGTATATAAACCATTTTTATCAATTGCCGCTAATTCTTCTTCATTTAAGCCACGTTCTTTACGAGCCCATTTAGAAGTACTGTAGTCAGCATATTGACCTTTAGTGGTTTTCATAACCCTAAAGTCTGTACCATTTACATAATCAGTAGGAATGTTTTCCATATCTGGGTCCATCAATGCTGATTTGATAATGTTAAAGATTTGAGGGGATATAACAAAACGTCTGATTGGATTTTCAGGTGCTGTTTCGTTAAGTGGGTTTTCAGTAACATATCCTTGGAATATGTAACTTCTTTTTTTCCAGTACTTACGACCCATGTCTTCTAGACTTGCGTCTTTAAACCAAGGACGAACCTCAGTTAATACTGGACAAGTATCTCCGTACATTTCTGCACATGGTACTTGTACTGTAACAGGTTTACTGTCACCGCCTTTTACACCTGGAAAAGAAAGTCTAATCATTTGTCTTTCTTGCCAAAAGAACGTGTTATCAGGATCTGCATCAGGTAAGAACCTGAGGACTGCTGATGTTCCTTCGTCGATATTCCAGTGTGGATAAATGGCGTTGTCGCCGCCTGTTGATGATTGGCTAGAACTTTTAGTGTTCTCCATGCTTGCCAATTTAGCCCTTATTTCTGCCAAAGATGCCATAATAATTTCTCCTATGTATGTGCCATGTTTGTAATACTGTCTGTGTTTATGTATTACTAATGCCTAAGTTTATATTCTTTGTGCCATGTTGTCAACCTTTTTTTGTCTTTCGACAATAACCGTTGTCTTGTTATAATAGTATTTATTAATCTTGTATAAAACTGTTTATAAAATCGGTATATTTCTCTTCTTCTGTTACAGTATGGGCCATTTCAGCATGGTCTGTTCTTTGTGCTGAAAGTAAAGAAGCCTTAACTGCTCTATATTCAAATTGATTCATTTGTCCACCATTGCTTAGTTTATTACTAATGCTACCTAAGTAGTTTGCAAGTTGTGGACTCTTAGCAGTAGATCCTAACTGTGATACTTGATGTCCTAGTTTTGCTTCTGGTGTAGCAAAGTCCATTGGATCTTCACTAATAAGTTCTTTAACACCTGCAAAGTTTTCTGATTCTATTGTTTTCATAATCATGCTTTCAAATGCAGATTGTTTATTAACTAACTTACTGATAGTTTCATGTACTTTACCTACTTTGTCATCAAAGTGTGTTTCTGTAAAGTGGTCTTCTAAATTTACTTCATTTACAATATCAATATTGTTCATGTCTTTTAGACTTTCAACTGCTTTACTGTAAGTTTTTACACCGCTTAATTTTTTAAACGTTTCTTTAATTGTGCTAATATGCTGTCTTGCAAGTTCTACATAGTCATTATTTTCTTCATTTATAAGACCTTGCTTCTTAACATAGTTTGCGAATTCTTTTAATGTTTTTAATTCAGTACACATAGCAACAATACTTTCACCTACTGTATCGTGCATTTGTCCACCGTTATATAAATGTCTTGCCATTGCTCTGGCACCATTTAAGTTTTTGCTTGGGAATAAGAATCTTTCTTCATTATTCTCAATGAATATCTTTTGTATGTTTCTACTTCTAGAACCACGTACTTCTTCGTTTACTGCTTTAGTATGCTTAACAATAATCTTTGTTCCGCCTAGTGGTTGGTTACTTGTTTTAATACTGCCTCTCATAGAACCTAAACTTGCTTCTACAACAATACTTTCTTCTACAGACTCTTTTTTAGTGCCGTATGTTTTACAAGGATTTTGTCCACAGCCACAATTTTTACCTTCTAGTATAAAGTCACCATGTTCATGTTCTTTAACATCTGACATACTAGCAATAACTTTTTTAACATCATCTTCAAAGCCTGCTTCTTTACATGCATCTTCTAGAGCACCTAGTCCAGCCGCTCCACCTTCTTTTTCTAAAGTTTTTCTAATACAGTCTTCTACACTTTTTTCTGCTTCTTCAATTGATTCTTCTTTGCTATGGCTGTCTATATAAACACCTATGGAACCTTCAGGGTATGTTTCGTCATTGCTATCATCACTGAAGTCTACTTCATCGTCACTGGCATCAAAATATCCAACTACTTTGCCGTCCTTAGGACTAATGTTGAACTTTTGTGCTATTGCTTGTAATTCTTGTTCGCTATGTCCTGAATTAGCATTATCATAACCATCAAAGTCCATATAACCAATTTCTTTACCGTCTTTGTCAAAATATAGTAGGTCACTTGCGTAAACAAAATCATCATCTTCTTCAATTGATTCTTGAGGTACATTCATACCTGGAAGTTCTTGTGGTTTGTCATTGGTAAAGTTGTAATTCTTTAGTTCATCTTTAATATCAGGATCATTCATTCTTTCTATATACTTGGCTCGTACTATTTGTTGTATTTCTGGTAAACGTTTATAATCATTGTCAGATAAGTAAAATTCACTGGTATCAGGATAATCCATTTCACCTCTATCAAAATCATATCCGCTCATAGTATCGCTGTCTAACAAATCATGCAATTCATCAAGAGCACCATCTAAAGGATCTTCATGCATATCATAACTAGGGAAGACTTCATCGGCAATTCCACCTACAATATCTGATGCTTTATCTTGGCTCATTTGAGTAAAGTCTTGTTGTAAGAAATATCTGGTCATCGACCCGGGCTCATTTTCTTCTATTTCTTTTATAGGTAGTCCGGCTCTTTTTCTTATATCGTTTAATTCTTCATTCTGTTTACTATTAAATATTTCAGGTGCTTTTGGATCTTGGTCTAATGATGCATGACCTATTACGTCTTTAACTGTTTGTTGATGTTTAATTATTGTTTGGACATCATTATCTGATATTTCGCCATCTGAAGTTGAAGGATATGTCCAATCATCATTGACATACTCACCGGAATCTTCAACTGATGTGCCTAAATCTTCCATTGCATTACCGGCATCGGTTTGTGGTTCATCACCCATACCCATCGCATATAGAGTATTAAAGATGTCTGACATTTCACTTCCAATTTCTTCTTTGCTCATAGAAGCAAGTGGTAATTTAACAAATTCCATAGCCAAATCGTTTTCGTACTCGGAGTCATTCTCTTCATCTTCAAATACATCATCGTCGTTCATTGCTTTTATGCTGGCATCCATTAATTCTTTTGCTGAGTCATCGTTTTCAAATCCGCACTCTGTTGCAAAGTCCATTGTTGAACTATAATACATATCACTAAAATCTGGTTTTAGTTCTTTAAGTTTTGCACCAATCTCTTGTGGTGTTTTACCTAAATTAATTTGTTCGTTACCTAAGAACATATACAAGGATTGGTCATCATTACATCCTACAACTGTTCTATCTTCTTTGATAGTTTCTAGCCCTGCTAGTTTTCTCATTCTATTATGTTCTTTCATGTCTGCTTCTCTTGATATGTTAATTGCTTCACTGCTTGGTTTTAGTGTTTTACCAAATACTCTAAAGTCCAACATCATTAAATAGTCTTTTGCTATTTCTGTTAATTGGTTTCTTAGTGTATCTGTTTGGTCAGTATTAGCACTGATACTAAGTCTTATTTCTTCTTTAGGAACATTAAGTGTAACTAGTAAGTTTGGGTCTTCAACAAAAAATCTAATTGCATCTCCTGGATCGCCTACAACTTCGCCTTCTTTATTATAAGTATCAATTTGGAATCCATAACCTTTTAATAGGTTAAAAACTCTATCTGCTACTGTTTTTACACTTGTTGCCATTTACTTGTATCTCCGTTATGTATGTATTTATCATTTAACTAAGATTTTACAGCAATCCAACGGGCATGGGTTCATCATATTCGTCATACGGCCCATCATCGTCAGGTCTTGAACCATCGCCAATATTTTGATTTACCACTGTAAATATGTCATCTTCAAATGTACTAATGTAACTAATCATTCTACACACAATAACCATACTCATAACTAAGTCGTCTGATTCACCTGGTTGCCCTGCAAAACTATTACCACGTGCAACAAAGTTTTTAAGTTCACTTAAAAATGCTTTACTGTAGACTTTTAGTTTGCCTTGCTCTATAAAACGTTTAAGTTGTAAACAGCCGTCAATTTTAGTTTTACTGCTTGTATGAAATCCTTTACGACCTCGCTTGCCTTGTACTTTAACAGGATCGTGTAAAAATGTTCCTGGGAATTGTTCTTCGCCTGTATCTCTAATAACAACCAAAGCGGCTTCTCCAATTGTATTATTCTCTACTGTCCAATATAATTCTTTTGAACCGTATTGTTTTAATTCTTTTAGAATATCCATCATAACTCTTATTTGTCCTTCGACAGGAGTTTTGTTATGACACCATTCTGCTACTTGTACCATGCTAGGTAATTCTACTACTTGTATTGCAGAGTTATCTCCGCCTGTTCCAGCACTAGGATCTAACGATAGCACATACATTTTATCTGCTGTGGGCCTTTTGTACCAGCGAACTTGTCCTGTCTTGTACAGGGTTTCTGTGTGGGCCATATTAGCCAAATGCAATGCATCTATTAATGTTTCATTGTATATAATAAATTCACATTCGTGTTCACGTCTAAAACGTTCTTCACCAATTCTACTCATTTCTTCTGTAGCCCAGTCGCTATCTCTATCAGGATGTTGATCCCATGTAGCAAGATAACCTTTAAATCCGTTTATACCCACATCTTGTTCATTGCCATATTCATCTACCGTTTTAATTGCTTGATTCCAAATACCTGCAAAAGTATCGTCATCACTATTTGGCGTACTAGTAACAATACACTTACCGCCTGTTGCTAATGTTGGAGATAATGAAGTCCAAAACTCTTTGGCTATTCTAGGTGGTACGAATGCAAACTCATCTAAGTATACTAATGTAAGTGACATACCACGACCAGTGTTTTCAGTTGTTGTACTTGCAACAATCCTACTGCCGTTATCGAACGTTAAACTTGTTTTATTGTACTCTACAACACCTGCCCTAATATGATTTGGAATGCTTTCATATGCATAACGTATACGTTGCATAATTTCTTGGGCACCAGCCGCCTTATGAGCCGCAACTAGTATTGTACTGTCTGGCTTAAACATTGCAAACCACAATAAGTAACCTGCCGCCACAGTGGTTTTACCCATCTGTCTGCCCAGCATGTTTATACTATAACGATGTGCATTGTAATTAGCAATTAAATCTTCTTGATAATCGAAAGGTTCAAACTTAATACCACCTTTTGTAGGGTGTTGTATCTTTACAAAGTTCTTCATAAAGTGCATTGGACCTGTATTAGGGTCGCAACATGCTTGAAACTCTCTCAGCATATCAGGATCATACGGAATCTTCGAATATGCTTGTTTAACTAACTCTGTATTTACTGTTCCTTTTGGCATATTAATATTTACCTAAGTAATGTTCCATTTTCATACATTTTTGTTACTTCTTTCATGCCAATATTAAAAGGTGCTGAAACAGATAGTACAGTTCTTGGTGATGTACAATTTTCATTTACGGATCTGTGTAAACATGCAGTATTATAAAAGAAAGGAATATTGTCTTCACTAATATACTCTTTAACAACATTAACATCTTCATGCTTAACACCTTTTGATATGTATCTATCTATAAAATCTGGGTCTACATCATAGTTCTTATGTATTCCCCACTCTGCTTTAGTAGTACCTAAGTCTCCTTGTATAAGAAAATTTAATGCACATAGCCTATTTTGTAATAATGGACCTTCGCAATGCCAGTCACCGTTTTTACCTGGATCTGTTTTTATAATATATGCATTAGTAAAACGTATTGTAAACATGTCATTACACCATTCTACTAATTGCTTTGCTACATACTCGTCTATAGTACCAGTTACCCAATCAGATTCTTTGTCACTTGTTTGTAATAGTCTAGTTCGTTGCCCTTGCTCTGATGTATTCATAAAATCTAATATTTGAGAAGAGGCTGGATCACCTATTACCTCAGTATTACTGAAAAATTCATCTGGTAATTTTATATCAGGTATTTTAAAGTATAGATTTTCATGCATATGACTACTTATGCGAATTTATAGTGGATTTATTGTTATTTAGAACTGTTCATTAAGAAGTCTTTAAGTCTGTCTCTAATAACACTACTTAAAACTTCTTTATCTGTGGACATTGATACATCTGGTTTTGCATCTGGGTCTATTTCTGTTCTCGGAAATTGCATTCCTGTAGGATCTTCTTCTGGTTTTGAAACAACTACTGCATCTAACGGCATTTCTTCTGAATCACATGCATCACATGGCTCTTCTTGTGCTTCTGGTCCACCCGACGGTAAAGTAATGCCTACTTTTTGTAGCATTATTTTTAATCCATCAATTGAATCTGCAGATGCATCGATAGTCACTGAGGCATTATCACCATAAAGTGATTTCTTATAAGAATGCCCTTCGTCTGACATTAGTTTCTTCTTGAACTTTGTGATACAACATCAACATGCTTGGCTTCTGGAGCCAAACCACCGTGTGCTTTACCGGTAATTGTATCATGCATTGCTTGTAGGTCATCTCCCATAATACCATCTTTGCTTGGATAGTTACGGAAGTAATCTGCACCTTTTTCTGCTTTAATTTTTTCTAACTCTGCTAAGAATTTAGCATTGTATTCTTCTCCAAATAGAGGACCGTCTGTTTCACCTTGTTGTGCTTCATAATGGTCTTGTTCTGCAGAGCTATCTACTTCGTCTAATATTGCTTCTGGAACTTCTACTTGTCTGTCTTTGTCATTAGCAAGTCTTTCTTCAGCCATTTCGCTTTCAATCCTTTTAGGATTGTCTACGCCCATAACAATTACACGTTCATGGTCACAACCACAAGCAACTGCTACATACACTTCTAAAATTCTTTCATTGACCGGATATTTTAACACAACATCAGTACTACATACTTCTGAAGTAACACTTAGACCTTTAAGTCTTTTGAATTCAATTGGATTCTCTTGTATAGGCAACCTTTTCCAAGGTGTAGCACTTACAAGGTTATACTTTTGCAACGCACTTTCTAATTTAGATAGGTCGTCTGCACTACAATCTCTTGCTAATTTAATTCTGTAACCGTATTCTTTATTGAATGATTCGGTTATAATGTCTTTAAGTTCTCTCATGTTAATAACTCCGTATGCACTTATTTATCATATTTCGGAAAATTTACTACTTTTCCTTTGTGTTGATAATTTTAAGTAGTTCATTTCTGTCTACCACTGCACCATTTGTACCTGAAGTACTGCTTGATTGTGCATTGTTATCAAGTCTACCCTTTTTAATCATTAAATCAATTTGTTTTAACTTGGAATCTATTTTACTGTCTTTGGCTTCTAAGGCAGTCTTTAACATTTTGGCGGCACTATCAAATATACTGCCTGCTTCTCTGTCTCCAACGTTCATACCTAAGTTCATTAACTGTTGATAACTGTCAACTGCCTGTTGAGCAATGTCGTCCATCTCTGAATCATGCTCTTCAAGACCTTTAACATTTTGTAATGCATGGTCAATCTTTTCTGCATTAGTTAATGCTGTTTGTACATCTTCAATATCCACTGCTGTAACATCAAATTCTGAAATGTCATTCAAGTCTGGAAGTTTATCCTCAGTATCTCCTATAATTTTATTAGGTTCGTCTGAATCTGCTTCGTCCATTGGTGGTAAATTAAATTCTTCTTCTAGTTTTTTGGTCATACTGCTATTTATACTATGTTACAAGTACTTTGTAATGTTATATGGTATAGATACATAAGGCAAGTCCACTACTTGACGTATTTGGTTTACAAATT